GATTGGGGAGGGATTATATTAAGTGAAGAATCAGTTTCTAAATGTAATGTAAATACGATAAAAGCTAAATGGATAACAATTTTAGAAGATTATACATATACTGGCAATAAATTGTACCATCAATGCTTAACAGATTTAACTCCTATCTTAGGTCGTAAACGTGCTAAAGAATCTGCAAGATATTTTAAGACATATAATAGTCAGATTCAGTCAGATGTTATGTTTAATATTCGTAGCTTTGCTAACTTTCTGAAACTTCGTAACTCTGAAAATGCACAGCTTGAGATTAGAGAGATTGCTGCTGAAATGCTAAGGTTAGTATCAGAAATAGAAAATAATCCATTTGAACATACTTTAAAGGCTATTCAGGTATGAAAGAATCAGTAAATCATCCTGCACATTATGGTGGTGAAGATAATCAATACGAAGCAATAAAAGTTATTGAAGCCTGGAATCTTAACTTCCATCTTGGAAATGCAGTTAAGTATATTTCAAGAGCAGGTAAGAAAGATGATCAAAAGACTATTGAAGATTTAGAGAAAGCTATTTGGTACATTAAACGACATATTAAGACCTATGCACAACCAGTTTATAAACAGGGTCAAGATTTATAATGCAACATCTGAATGTTATAACACGATGTTTAGAGATTATAAGCAGTATGGATTAAAATTAGGCTTTGATAAGATAATGAAACAGCCTCCAAAACTTCAAAATAAATATATTTGGAGAGAAAAAAACTGGGGATGTACTTCAAATGCTCTCAAACAAAAATTAGATGCTGATAATACAGTATTTTTTATTACAGAAAATGGACATCCTTTGAATGTATTTAAGATGTTATCAGTTATGTTTAATACTATTCAAGTATCTCTATTATCCTGGTCTGTTGAAGATATGAGTGGTTATAATTATCTGTTAGAAAATGGTGAAACTATAAAATATAATTTTATTACTCCTGAAGAAAACGAAAGTTTATATCAGCAGTTAGAATTTTATTTTAATAAAAACTATCTGAATGAAATATAAATATGTATTTTTATTTGTAGCAGCTGTGATAATTGAAATAGCAAGTACATTTTACATTACAGCAGTATCAGATAAGAATATGTTAGCTATGGTTTTTTGGGCATTTATAGGACCATTCTTAGGACTTCCATTCTTAGCCTATCAGATAGAAGCAGAAAACAATTATCAAAGGTTAAAACTGGCATTCTGTTACGGATTAGGTTATGCTACAGGTGCTTTCTTAGTAAATTTATTGACATGAAACAAAAGATGGTTAAATATGGATTATTTGTAATCGATCCTGAAACTTGCAATGTGATGCTATTAGCTATGTACGATACAGCAACAGAAGCAAGAAACAACATTCCAAATGACAAACAATTTTATTCAGTATTCGCAATATTTAGTAGTTATGAAAGAAAAGATTTTGAATTGGGCGAAGGATCGGAACCTGTTAGATCCTTTAAATAGACAGAAGCAGTTTATTAAGCTGATTGAAGAAATAGGTGAACTTGCACAGGGTATGGCTAAAAATGACATTGTACAGATTATAGACAGCATTGGTGATGTTCAGGTAGTGTTAATTATCTTATCAGCATTATATGACCTGGACAATGAAAAATGTCTTGAATCAGCTTATGAAACAATTAAAAACAGAACTGGTAAAACAGTAAACGGAATATTTATTAAGGATGAAAATAATACTGAACGTTAAAAAAACACAATACGCTAAAATAGCTATTAAGTATGGTGGATTAAAAATTGATGGTATATTATATTTTTATGCACATCAACATGATGCTTTGATACAAAAAGTTCTTTATTTAAAATATAAAGAGCATAAAAATTTTGAAGAATTTGTAAAAACATATCAAGATGCTTAATACTTTAATTGTAATCTGTCATTTTCTAATGGCAATGAAATGTGAATATGACTATAAAATACCTGCATCAGTACAACTAGCACAATCTATGTTAGAATCAGGTTATGGTAACTCTTACATAGGTAAAAACTCTTACAACTGTTTTGGCATAAAAGCATATTCTAACTGGCATGGTAAAACTTTTACTGCTAGAGATAACTCTATTTATCGTAAATATGATTCTTACTATGATTCTTATGTAGATCACGCTAAATTTATGCAACATCACTACAAAGGTGCTGTAGGGAAGAACTGGAGATATTGGGTAGCTAACTGTAAAGGTTATGGTGGAAGTAATCAGTATTGGAAGATGATTGAACAATATATTATTAAATACAAACTAGATAAATTTGACTTACTATGAACACAATAAAACTTGGTTCTAAAGGACAATTAGTGATTCAGCTACAGAAATTTCTTGGATTAGTAGCTGATGGTGATTTTGGTCCATTAACAGAAAAGGCTGTTATAAAATGGCAATTCAATAATAATCTTATTGCTGATGGCATAGTGGGAACAAAAACATGGACTGCAATGGGATTTATCACTACAGATATTTCTGAAACAAATACAGGATTGAACATTAAACAGAATTATCTACCTAAAGGTGAATACTATCCTGGTCCAGTAAACAAACGTTGGATATTTCTACATCATACTGCAGGTTGGCATGACCCTAATGGAGCAGTTACTACATGGGCAAATGATGATAGAGGTGCAATAGCAACAGAATTTGCTTTAGGTGGTCAGTCTATATTAGGTAACAATAATAACTTTGATGGCGAATTATTACAGTTATTTCCTAAAGGTGGTTATGGATGGCATTTAGGTACTGGTAATGATGCTATGCACAGAGAATCTGTAGGCATTGAAATATGCAGCTTTGGTCAGCTTACTAAAGGTGGTTTTTTCAGATATGATGCTACACAAAAAAAGAATGTTTGGCAAGTTCGTAACCCAAATAATTTCTATAGTTATGTAGGTACAGAAGCACATCCATCACAAGTAATACAACTTAAACAGAAATTCAGAAATTTTGATTATTTTCATAAATATTCTGATAAGCAGGTTGAAGTTCTTAAAGATTGGATTCTATTCATAGCTAATAGAGATAACATAGATCCACGTAAAGGTATAGTAGAACAGATTAAGAAATTAGGTGCATTCAAGGCATTTGATTTATATAACATCAGTTTATGTAATAACACACCTGGAATGTGGTTACATACCAATGTAAGATTAGATAAGATAGATTTATTTCCACAAGATAATTTAGTTGAAATGTTATTAAGTATATGAATTGTGTAGTTAGAGCAGTACAGATATTATTTCCTGACCAAGATTATAGTCAGTTTATTGACAATGAGACAGGATATACAATGGGAGACATACAGAGAATGTTACCTGATCAATTTACAGTTTATCCTTTATTAGTAGGATATAAACATTTAACCTGGCATGAATTGAATAGATGTACTGCTTTGCCACAAATCAAGGTTTTAGTGCCATTATTTATCTTTACGTATAGTCATTGCTCACTTGTGTATTATAATCCATTTGAAGCGATTATTTACGATGCTGAAACACATAATCAGATGGCAGCTAAGACATATTTTGAAACGAATCTTATATATGAGATAGCAACTGTAATAAGATTCATTGATAAGTCACAGCTGATGATAAAAAAACCTGACTAAATTTCTCTAGTCAGGTAAAACAATGTAATCAAAAAAACAAAGGAAGCACTATTCAGATTTGTTAAGTTGTTCTATTTTACGTTGTGCCCAGGCTATACCTTCATCACCTCCCCAGGCTAACCACATCAATCTACCACAACCCTCTCCTAATCTTCTTGTTGAATTTTGTCTATGTCTTTCAAAGAGTGCCATTCTCTGTATTGTTTCTTTACTCAAAGGTCTACCATCAGCTAGATCGTTAGCACGTTTTTTGCCTACAGGAGTTCCGCAAGTACCCCATCCATATTCTTCTGCATATCTTAGTGCAGCTTTAGCATTATCTCTTGCTGCTTGTGGATAATCTGTATAACTATCAGCCATTGTTTACAGGTGGTTCTTGATTATTTTCAGATTCTTTTTTCTTTTTCTGTTTTTTTTCTGCTTCCAGTTGTGACAAAGATGGAATAAGTTTTCTAACTCCTTTCCATAAATCCACTCCAGTAGTTTCAGATATGTTTTCAAAGATAGATTTTAATTCTATTGTAGATATGAATAAAGCTACATAATAAGATAGTGTCAGATCTAATTTAAAAAGAAATGTAAACACTTGTGATGCTAATATAGCAATAGAATATTCGATAAACTTATTTACAGACCGTCTTAATCCACTTGATGTAATAGCTTGTTTATTTAATCTTGCTTTACGTATTCCTGTAATTAAGTCTAAAGTCAACAGAATCATTAAAGCTATGATAAGAGGCTTCATAATATCAACCTGCTTACATAATTCAGTACCAAGTCCAATTCCTGTAAAAAGTAGAATGTGTTTCATTTGATTTTAATATAACGTGAAATAACTACTGATGTGGGAGAACCTATCAAAACCCACCATAAAGGTAATGGATTTAATAGACATATTGCAGTCCAAATAAATAAACCAATCCATGTACCAAAACAAATAGGGCAAGCACCAAGCATTGAAAATGGATTAGGTTTCATTTTATGTTCTATTTTTTTATATTCTTTATCCACCAATTCTATAAAATCCTTATAAATCTGCTCTGTTTCGCTTTTAGCTGCATTTTTTAGGTCTGTCTGTAGTTTTATATCAACTGCTGATTTCCATTGCTCAAAAACGCTAAAAACACGTTTCTTTTCTTTCTCTTCAAAGTCATTATATTTTTCTGAAATCCATCTTCCATAAACAGATAATATTCTACCAGTATAAAATTCGCCCTGGATAGGTGAACCAATACAGTAATGTAGAAAGTTTATGCAACAGGCAACAACAAAAATATAAATAATTATCATCATAGTAATGGCTCAACTTTTTGAATATATTCAATCAAAGGTAATTGTTTTACCCATTGAAACTGTTCAACAGTACAAAATTCAATTTCTTCTGTACTAATTACCCAATTGTCATCATTATCCTGAATTGGATTGAAAAAACTATCTTCATCAAATAGCATTTCAAAGATGTCATT